TGTCCTTTACGGAAATGCAAGTTATCGTTATCTGTTGTGAACTCTACTGAATTAATCTGTGCTACATTTTGGCCTAAATCGTCTATAAGTTGTTTCCAGCCTTCTGAACGAAACATCTCAAAATAATTAGCAAAGTAAACTTCAAGTTCTTTAGTCATCTTATGTATTCCCTTAATAAGTTAAGATACAAGATGTATAGTATAGCATACTTTTGACAAAATGTCAAGTATTATTTTACATTTTTCTACCAGCAGGCTTGCGAGCAGGTTTGCGTTGCATTGCTTTTTTCTTCTTAGGTGGTCGGCCTACTTTGCTTCCGTAAGTTCCTTTACCGTAGGGCATATCATTTTTCCTTTGTTTTAGGGGGGTCTCTAAGTAATAGTTTAGTCCCTACGTCAGCCATAGGAACTAATCTAGGTTCGCAGTAAGCATCAAAGTGTCTAGTCTTAGGCATGACAAGGGCATGTTTAGTGACATTCTGATGTACTAATGCTGTCTTATATTCCAGACAGCTTGTAAGTTCTCTAAAAGCAAGCTCTAGTCTAGGCTCACCTTGTTCCAGTATAATTAATACAAAGATGAGCATGGTGTCCATTAAAGTCTTCTTTTTTGTTTAACAGCCTGTGTTTTTATAGCTGTTGGTTTTCGTAAGTCCCAAGTTAGGATTATTAACTTGGTGTCCCATGCTGTGCCAAGGATTCTTGGGCCTTGATTTCGCACATACACCTCCGCTCCGTATCCGCATTTCCCTTTGTTGAACAACAACCATTTCTTTGCGACCCTGTGTCGCTCTGCTGGTGGTTGCACATAGCGTAACATGCGGTATTCGCGCATGTCGCAGAGCAGAGTGGGGTTTCTTGGGTCATATTCTATTTGGCTAGGAGAGCTTGTACGAGAGCTTGTATCTGCTCGTTGGTCTTCTCTTGAATCTTCTCCTGACGGGCCAAGGAGTTGACTATTGCTTCCACCTTCTGCTCCGTCACTGCCTGTGCCTGTCCGTTGGCTTGGGCTTTTTTTGCGGCTTCCTCCGCTATGGTAGCAATACGATCTCTGTCCTCACTAGCGTGGGCTGTATTGGCCTGTAGTACACCCCAAGCAACTGCTAAGCTAACAGCGGCAGCAGCTAGGGGTAAGGCCCACTGTGGGACTCTAATTGAGTTCTCAGACATTATTTTTCCTTGTTATACTGCCCGTAAGTTACCGGACTTTTTGTTTACTACTTTTGCGCTAGTTTCTAAAATAAAAGCAGAGTGTTGTTTAATCATTTCCAGAATCTCTAACTGTATGTCAGGGTCTTGTGCTTCGATTAAAGAACCGCCTAAGTACGAGATTGTCTCTGAGTTGAGACGCAAAGCACTTGTTTCAGGGTCATCGAACACGGGTATAAACTCAGATTCTATCATAATCAGTCCTTATTTTTTTCTTGACTTAGCCCCTGAACATTTCCAACGCTTGCGCGATAGGTTGTTTGGAGTATTAGGATCGTTTTGTTTTTTCTTAGGTAATCTTTTTTTGATACCTAAACTTCTAGCACAATAACTATCCCCTTTGCTAGTTCCGGGCTTGACTCTAGGGCCACCACCTTTTGCTTTACCAGCCTGTCCATAGGAGACTTTCTTACCGCTAGAGGTTATCTTTACTTTTGCTTTTCCTCGCCTTGGTGTTGCCATCAAGCAGCCTCTTGTTTAGTCTTGCGCGTCTGCGCTGGCCTTTTCGTTTCATTCTTGGATTCTAGTTCCTTAATCTTGTTTTCAAGTTCTTCAAACTTGGCATTAATTTGGTCAATAGCGTCTTGGAACTGTGCTGAAGTAATTACCATTTTACTGTCCTTGCCGTTGCTGCTGTCCGATCTTGAGGTCAATCTCTTTCTCTTTCAACATGGTTTGTGCCATCTTCAGCCTACGTTCAAACTCCTTATCGTCTTGGTCGCCTGCCTGTAGATTGGTTGTGATAGCTTTAATCCTGTCAATCTCTAGCTCCTGTGGTGCCAACTGAGTCTCTACAGCCATCTTCTGTGCTCTAGCTTGTGATTCAGTAGCTTGACCGTTCAACGCTGCTGTCTGAGACTGCTGGAAGGCTAGTTGTGCCTGTTGTGCAGCCTGAGCCAACTGTTGTTGCTCTGGAGTAGGTTGCGATTGCTGTGCTGCCTGTTGTAAACGAGCAGTTAGTTCTTCGCGGTTTGACAGGTTCATGTTGTCAATTATGGACTCTATAAGTGTGTTGTACAGAGGTGAGTCCTGTGACATTGTTTGCAAGAGTTGTACAAGCTGTGTAACTTCGTACTCACGAGCAATGATGCCTAGAGTAGACGCTGCATTGAACTTGTAGTCAGCAACGGGATAGTTGTCAGGATCAAACTGCATGTAACGACATGCTGCCTTCTTGACAAACGGAACCAAGAAACAATCTTGGAAGTTAACTAATGTACGCTTGTGACGCTTAATGATAGCGCCAAGAGACATACTAATACCAGCAGCAGTCGCATCACCATTGATACTCCCCGGAATGCCAGCGGAGTCTATAGCCCCTGTTGACATCTGAACCATACGCTGTAGTGCGTTAGCTTGCTCAAATGTAATCTGGCTTACTTGTCCAAAGTTGAAAGGTTGTAATACTTGCCGTGGGTCGCCGTTGGTTAGAATAATCTTACCCGGACGAACTTGTGGCCTAGACCCTCTAGGAAGCCGTGTGGCGTCCATAGCGAGCATTGGGTGTACAGTAAGGGATAAGGCATCAATACGTGCGCGAAGCTCTGTATCAAGCGCCTTTTGGCTGTTATAGCCCTTCTCACAAACACCACGACCCCAGAACCGACCCGGAACAACATCCCAAGGGAAAGCTACGATAGGACGGTCTTGCATCATGTAAGGGTTTTCTTCAGCTTTCAGTAGTATACCACCGTTAGCAATAACAATAATTGCTTCTACGTAGTAGCCCTGATTAGCTTCTTCTTCCTCACCTTCAGGAGTCAAAGACTGTACTTCAGCAATGTCCTCATCATCCTCAAGCAGTGCTTCCTGCTCAGTCTTCATCAGAAGATGACGAGGTACTTTACCATAGTATTTAGTAAGACGTACTTTGTCCTCATCGTAACTAGCTAACTCTTGGTCAGGCTCTAGTTCGTAGTCAGACGCAGCATTACCTACATATACGTCCCTATAGACGCCAGCTTCCTGTAGCTCCTCTACAAGATGCCTAGAGACAAACTCATCAACCGCACAGCCTAGCGCACTTTCTACATCAGTGGCTATGGGGTCAATGAGAAAGTTTTGAGGAAGGACGGGTCGCAGTTTGACCACTGTACGGTCAGTCACATTAACGCCTACTGCTGTCAACTCACCACCCATGATGGGCTGAGTAGCGGGTGCCATCTCTTTGACTTCCTCAAGCACTACCTCTGCAACTCCTGTGCCGAATACGGCTGAGTTGATAAGGCACTCTCCTACAGACTGTCTTAGCTTTGTTTTTTCAAAGTCAGCGTGGAGTTTGGTTCTCAGGTATACAATATCCTGACTATCTTGGTCATCCATGTCATCAGAGATTGTAAAGTAAGTCCCACGACCAAACGTGGCTTCCTCAATCTCAGCAACACTAGATTCTACAGCCTGCTGCAATGCAGGACTAATTATACGGCTTCGTTCACTCTCGCGGTCTGAGTCTTGTGATGCCCAGATACCACGCCAGAGTCTATAGTATTCTTCGTACTTGGCTGCGTAGTTAGCTTCGTAATGGTCACGCCAAGTGTTGCATTTGTCTATTACCCAATCTTCAACACGCTGCTCAGTAGCAAGAGTGTCATTGTCACCGTATTCCATTACTTTTTCCTTGGCTTTTTAGCTGTCTTAGCTGCCTGTTTGAAGGCTTTGGCAGTCGGTGCGCCTTTAGAACCGGGCTTACGCATTGTTTCACCAGACCCTCTGGCAATACGCTTGCGTTTAGCGTTTATGTTTGAGTAAAGTCCTCTTTTAGCCATCTTAGTACCCCGTTACTGTGTCCAAAACTTCATGGTCATCTATTTCAAAGTCGTATGTGTACGCTATCTTAGCCAACTGGTCTATGTAAGCTAAAGCGTCCACAAGGTCATCATGTGTCAATGGGTCAGGGAATTGGAACAACTGGTCTAGGAATCTACTGTTCCATTCACCTTTGCTTAGGGTTATGAACCCATTTTCAAACCTGCCCTGTAGCGCCCACATGACCCTATCAGTCTTCTTTTTGTTCCCGTGGGTCAACTCATCAACCCTAAAGAACATGCCGTATCGTTTCATCATGTCCGTCAAGGGGGACATAACAGCCTGTCTAGCGATACCTTTCTCTATCCCTATTCCAACTGGCCTGTAGTCCCTGACAACCTCAAAGATCTTTCTGGCTGTCTCAGACAACTCCCAGCGACCATGTACTATGTTTTCCACATGCCAATGCCCGTTGTCATTGACCCTTACTACTGCTAT